CAACTTGGGTTTACTCAAGTGCTCAACTTGATTGGAAAGTCGGTACTACTGTTTATTTCAAAGTAATTAATTCTTCACCTAAATTTAGAATATATTTAAACAGTCTTTATGTTTTTGGTACTATTGCAACAACTGCGGGTACTGTAATCAATAATGCTGTTTGGGCGGGTAATACAAACGCTGGTCCTACAGGTGCACAGGGTGCTGCAGGTGCTCAAGGTAGTATAGGTATAACAGGTGCTCAAGGTAATATAGGTACAACAGGTTCACAAGGTTCAACAGGTTCTCAAGGTGCTACAGGTAACCAAGGTGCTCAGGGAGGACAAGGTGCTCAAGGTGGTAAAGGTCCACAAGGCTCACAAGGTGCTCAGGGAGGACAGGGTTCTCAAGGAGGACAAGGTTCTCAGGGAGCTGTTGGAAGTGTAGGTTCACAAGGTTCTCAGGGGGGACAAGGTTCTCAAGGTGGTCAAGGTTCTCAAGGTAATACAGGTTCACAAGGTTCTCAGGGAGGACAGGGTTCTCAAGGAGGACAAGGTGCTCAAGGTAATACAGGTTCTCAAGGTTCACAAGGTGGTCAAGGTGCTCAAGGTGGACAAGGTTCACAAGGTAATGTGGGTGCTCAGGGAGCTGTGGGTGCGGATGGTGCTCAAGGTTCTCAAGGTTCTTTAGGTGCGGTTGGTTCACAAGGTGCTCAGGGAGGGCAAGGTTCTCAAGGAGCTATCGGTTCTCAAGGTGCTGTTGGTTCTCAAGGAGCTAAAGGTGCACAAGGTACACAAGGTAATACTGGTGCTCAAGGTAATACAGGTTCACAAGGTTCTCAGGGAGGACAAGGTTCTCAAGGTGCGGTTGGTTCTCAAGGTGCGACTGGTAATCAGGGTGCACAAGGGGGACAAGGTTCACAAGGTGCGGTTGGTTCACAAGGAGCAACGGGTAATCAAGGTGCTCAAGGAGGTCAAGGAGCTCAAGGTGCAGTTGGTTCACAAGGTTCTCAAGGAGGACAGGGTGCGCAAGGAGGACAGGGTGCTCAAGGTTCACAGGGAGGTCAAGGTGCACAAGGTGCGGTTGGTTCTCAAGGTGGGCAAGGTGCTCAGGGTGGACAAGGTTCTCAAGGAGCTCCAGGTTCTGTAGGTGCACAAGGAGGTCAAGGTGCACAAGGTGCACAAGGTGGACAGGGTTCTCAAGGTGCTGTCGGTTCTCAAGGAGGACAAGGTGCTCAAGGAGGACAAGGGGCTCAAGGTAATACAGGTTCTCAAGGTGCTCAAGGTGGTCAAGGAGTTCAAGGTTCTCAAGGTGGTCAAGGAGCACAAGGTGCTACGGGTTCTCAAGGAGGTCAGGGTGCTCAAGGTACACAAGGTGCGCAAGGTAATACTGGTTCTCAAGGAGCACAAGGTGGTCAGGGAGTGCAAGGTTCACAGGGAGGACAAGGTGCTCAAGGTGGACAAGGTGCTCAAGGTGGACAAGGAGTACAAGGTGCTCAGGGTTCTCAAGGTAATACAGGTTCACAAGGTTCACAAGGTGGACAAGGTGCTCAGGGTGTACAAGGAGGGCAAGGAGCTCAAGGTGATACAGGTTCACAAGGTGGACAAGGTGCTCAAGGTGTACAAGGAGGACAAGGTGCTCAAGGAGGACAAGGTGCTCAAGGAGGACAAGGTTCTCAAGGAGGACAAGGCTCACAAGGTGCGGTTGGTTCTCAAGGTTCTCAAGGAGGACAAGGCTCACAAGGTGCGGTTGGTTCTCAAGGAGCGACAGGTAATCAGGGCGCACAAGGAGGACAAGGTTTCCAAGGTTCTCAGGGTGGACAAGGTGCTCAAGGTTCTTTAGGTGCTGTTGGTAGTCAAGGTGCTCAAGGTTCACAAGGTGGACAAGGTGCCCAAGGTCCCGTTGGTTCTCAAGGTGGACAAGGTGCTCAAGGAGGTCAAGGGTCTCAAGGAGGTGCCGGAGCTCAAGGTTCTCAAGGAGGACAGGGTTCACAAGGTGGTGGAGGTTCTACAGGTGCTCAGGGTTCACAAGGTTCTCAAGGTGGTCAAGGTTCTCAAGGTGGTACCGGTGGTGGAGGAGCTACAGGTTCACAAGGTGCTCAGGGAGGACAAGGAGCTCAAGGTTCTCAAGGGGGGCAAGGAGCTCAAGGTTCTCAAGGTTCTACGGGAGGACAAGGTGCTCAAGGTGCTCAGGGAGGACAAGGTTCTCAAGGGGGACAAGGTGCCCAAGGAGGACAAGGAGCTCAAGGTGGTCAAGGTTCTCAGGGTGGAAAAGGTGCTCAAGGACCAACAGGAGGACAAGGTGCTCAAGGAGGTACTGGTGCCGGAGGTAATACAGGTTCACAAGGTGCTCAGGGTGGACAAGGTTCACAAGGTAGTGCTGGCGGTCCGGGTGCCACAGGTTCACAAGGTGCTCAAGGAGGACAGGGTTCACAAGGTGGTGGAGGTTCTACAGGAGCTCAAGGTTCACAAGGTGCTCAAGGAGGACAAGGTTTCCAAGGAGCTCAAGGAGGTCAAGGTGCTCAAGGTTCCCAAGGAGGTCAAGGTGCTCAAGGTTCTCAAGGCGGTCAAGGTTCTCAAGGTGGAGGAGGTTCAACAGGTGCTGCTGGAGGACAAGGTTCACAAGGACCACAAGGCGCTCAAGGTCCGCAAGGAGGGCAAGGTGCTCAGGGTGGTGTGGGTTCACAAGGTGCTCAAGGAGGTCCTTCAGAAGGTGGTGGAGCTCAAGGTGCTCAAGGTGCTCCAGGACCAGCTCCAACAGGTGCTCAAGGAGCCCAAGGTGCTCAAGGGCCTGGTGCGGGAGGTTCACAAGGAGCTCAAGGTGCTCAAGGACCAGCATCTGCTGTGTTTGGTGCTCAAGGAGCTGCGGGATTCACGGGAGCGCAAGGTAAACAAGGGGCCCAAGGTGCTACAGGACCTACAGGACCATCTGACATTAGATTAAAGACAAACATTGAACCTATTGAATCTGCGCTTGAAAAGGTAAGTAAGATTCGTGGTGTTGAATTCTATTACAATTGGGATGATAAAGAAAAACTCGGACAAAAGAACATTGGTTTCATTGCTCAAGAAGTTTTACCATATTTCCCCGAACTTGTATTTGGTAGTGAGGAAACTAACTACACTATGAAATATAAAGAGATGATTGCCGTGTGTATTGAGGCATTGAAAGAACAAGAAGTTATTATTAACTCAATTGAAGACAGAGCTCAGAAACTTGTAGTAAAGGCAAAAGAAAAAGGATTACTTTAAGAAATGTAATCGTTATAAAAAGAATTGATATTTTGTTTGGTTTCAGTCCAACCTGCATATTCAGGGACTCTAACTCTTAAACACTCTTGAGTATCATCTATAATATCAATAATATTACCCCAATACTCTAAGGTTCTATCACTATATTTAACATTTTCCTCAATGTAATCTCTTACAATTGATTCTAAATCAATAAAGGGTATTTGAATTTTTTGAATAAATTTGTTCTTGTCAAAAACAGATGGCTCTTGTGTCCACTCACCGTTACCTTCAAATATAGAACCTAATTCACCCCAAATAGATTCATAGAGTTCATCTTCATATGCCGTTCTGTAGGCGCTCCAATATAGACTTACTAATTCAGATTCTAAATCATCGGGTAGGATTTGTTTTATGGAATCCTCATCATCTATTATTCTATTTAATGTTTCAGTATCTAAAGATACAAATTCGTCATGACCTTGCTGGGATGCTATTTCTTCTAATAAATCTGTTGACGGTGTAATTTTAGTATCTTTCAATTCTTCTAATAGTCTTTCAATTAGATTCTTTTTGTTTTCGTCATTTAAATCTTCAATGACATTGTCATATACATCTAACTCAGAATCCCAATAATCGAAAGCATCATATTCACCTGTTAATACTGCATTTATAACACTACGTGAAATATCTCTACTATCACAATAAAGTTTGGATAAATCCGATTTGTCAGAACTTACAAAATACCACTTACCATCAATGTATTTTACATCAGATAATTTGTCTTCAATAAGTTTACGGAAAAGTTCTGGTTTGTTTTTAGAAACCCACAGACTATAATCGTTTTCATAATCGTTATGACTATAATCATCGGCAACAATTTCTTCAAATTTACCTTTCTTGTCGGCATAATTAAAGAATGCGTATACATCCCCGTTAAATGCGGTTTCAATTAGGTCGTAATCACCCATATTAAAATCCTTAATTGCTAAATCAATAAATGCCATATTTTTATAAATACAAAAAAAGGGTAGATTTCTCTACCCTTGACTAAAAAACATCTCAGATTACTTTATTTCTTTACGTAATACTTTTCTACTGTTCTTTTGATGGCATCCTTGATGTTTTCGTTAACAGGTTGAGCCTGGGGTTTAACCACTGGCGCTTGAATCTGATTTGTGTTAGTGTTGTTTTTGTTTTTACAACCGCATCCCATGACTTTATTTAAATTAAAGGTTTATTGATTATAAATATAAACATCTCCTAATATTTATCAATTGTAATGAGTTCAGAAGTAAATAATATTAGTGCGGAATTAAGAAGAGAGAAGGACCTGTGGAAATTAGGACCTAATTGTCCCAAGGAAGGATTAATGGCACATGCTTTATTTGACCACTTGGTTTATAGTGATGAAATAAACGCGTTGAGTGAACAAGATAAAGAAAGAAAAAAACAACTTGAATTAAGAAAAAGTCAAATTGAAGACGAGATGCAGGATGACCCTCAAGGGTTGAAGTCTAATTTACAACAACAGTTAGAACAAATTGACGAAGAGTTGTCTGAGTTTGATGATTATTACGATGTGTACGATATTATTCCAACAACTGACGAATATTATGATAACATGCACATCTTTGAAACTTCATGGGATGACAGTCAATATGCTGTGGGTAATCAAAATGAAGTGAGGTGGTCTGCTGAGGAATATGCCAAACAAATTATTAAAAGTGAGGGTTTAGAATTTTTCTCAAACAGCTTTCTTGAAAATTATATTGATAACGATGATGTTGAAAGATATGCAGAAGACATGTATAATGATTTGATTTACCAAGACCCTGAAAGTTGGGTGGACGAGTCAGAGAGAGAAACTTCATATCAACAAGATAATGAAATAAAGTTTTTAAATTATCAGATTGAAAAAGTTAAAGGTGAGATTGTTAAGTTACAAGAATTAATGGAAAAATCACCAAGAGAATTACGTGAGGTATTTGAAAATAAAATTGCTCAGTTAGAGGAAAATGGTATTGAAGAGTTTGAGAAACAAATTGAGGAAATAAAAGAAAATCCTGATGGTGATTTTCCTGATGAAGCAATTGAAGATGCTATTCGGACTAATGTGGATAATGTTTCATACAATACTTTAAGTTTTATTAGGGAATGGGATTTAGATATTACAAACTTTATCAATCAAGATGATTTAATTGATGGTTGGATTGATAGTGATGGATATGAAATAATGTCTTCCTACGATGGAAGAGTTGATGAACAAAAAGTTGAAGGTGTTTATTATTTCATCATAAGAGTTGAATAAATTAAATGGTGTTTTATTCTTATGTAAATGGCAAGGAAGAAAAAACAATCATTTAAATTAAATCCTGATTGGATGCTCTCGCAACCAATAGATTTTGAGTATAACAAATATACCTTACTTAATTACATTCAAAAGTGTGAGGAAAATTTTGATGAGTTTAAAATTTACCCTGACTTTGTTGAGTTGGCACTTCACTTGGCAAATGTTCAATCTTTAGTTAAAGAAAGAAGATTACTACAAACAAAAAAGAAATTTGAATCTTGTGATGATGAAATTCTTTTGAAAGAACTTCAACCACTTAAGTTACCTGAACTACAAGACAGTGAGTTCAGTGAGTTAGAAAAAACATTGGTTTTCTCTGGTAATAGATTGATGGACACCTTTAATATTGGAAAGTCCATTTGGTCAATTGTATATGAATCAACAACCATCAATCTAAAGAAAAACAAAGACAACATGGGGTTTGGTCATGGATACATTTATTACCCAAACAAAAGTAAGAAACAAATATTTTTGTGGGAGTATTCAATTAGAAAGATGAAGAAAACCAAATCAGATGCCAAGATTTATTTTGATATGATATGGAGTGGTGACCCCCAAGGTCAGCGAGTTACCACATTAGTTAAAGAAGCAACATCATGGAAGGACTTGGTAGATTTCACCAAGTTACCGATATTTGAGGTAGAAACCAATGAGAACTTCCCATTTGAACAGACTTTGGTTCCGATGTTAAAGAGAAAATTATTGGCACATATTCTTCAAAGTGTTCCAAAAGAAGATTGGGAATCGTTTGACAGTTTAAAAATTATTTCCTAATTTTGTCTCATGGGATTCACAAAACGATTCGTAGACCAAAAGACGGTAAAAGTTCATTTGGAAAAATCCGATTTGAAGACTCTGTTCTCTCCGAGGGTGGACACGTTTGTTTTTATGGATACCTTATCGTCTGATGTTTTCAATTTATTTCAACAGGGTCAAGATGAGACCCAAATCCTTTCCACACTTAAAAAACAAAACCAAAATTTATTTCTATGAAATGTATTAAAGCGATAAAATCAACGGGGACCTACAAAGAGGGTCACATGCTACGTGTTGCAGACAAAGACGCTGAGCGTAGAGTATCAACAGGATATTGGAGTTACATCTCCAAGTCTGAGTTTAAAGGTTCAACAGGTGAGAAAGAGGTTGTTATGGAGGAACCAAAGAAAAAGAAATCAAAAGAAGTAGAAAAGAAATCTTATGGACGAAAAAAAACTAAATAGTCTTCTTTTAAAACTACAAAGACCCCTTCACATATCGTACATCTCAAAGTATATTTTGAAGGAGGATTTGGAGACTACAGAAAAGTATTTGGAAGACCTTGTCTCACAGGGTCTGATAATTGAAAGTCCATTAGCTTCAAAATATTATGTCATTAAAACTCTATCGACTCAAGAATAAATTCATCAACGAGATTCATTTGACTTGGGGGAAGAAGTATATCTTTTCTTTGGCTAGGTCAGAAGAAAATGGTTGGATGGGAATCTTTTCATACAAGATATGTTGGACCAAAAGCCCTTTGTTTTCTGTTAGAAACGAAAACAAAAAATCAATTAAAATTAAAAACTATTATATCACTTTAAGATGAAAGAGATATTCAAATTAGAATATGTGTGGTTGGATGGATACGCTCCTGAACCAAACCTTCGTAGTAAGGTCAAGGTAATTGAACTTGACGTAGACTACGAATCAACCGAATGGTATAGAAACCTTGACGTATCAAAATGTCCTGAGTGGAGTTTTGATGGTTCATCTACAAAACAAGCTGAGGGTCATTTCTCAGATTGTATTCTAAAACCTGTTAGGACTTACTTTAATCCTTTGAACCACACTGGCACTTCGTCATTCTTTGTTCTTTGTGAGGTTATGTACCCTGACGGTACACCACACTCATCAAACACTCGTGCTGATGTGGGACATGAAGAAGAAGACCTGTGGTTTGGTTTTGAACAAGAATACACCATCATGAAAGATGGTAGACCATTGGGATTCCCTGAGAACGGTTATCCTGAACCTCAAGGAAAGTATTACTGTGGTGTGGGTAACGGACAGGTTCACGGAAGAGAATTCGTGGATGAACACATGGAGAACTGTTTGCTTATGGGTATTAACATCACAGGTACCAACGCCGAGGTTCTTTTGGGACAGTGGGAATACCAAGTCTTCAGTAAAGGTAAATGGAAAGCCGGTGACGACCTTTGGATGTCACGTTATGTTCTTCAACGTATGTCAGAGAACTACGGATTCAAAATTGATTTCCACCCAAAACCAGTACAAGGTGATTGGAACGGTTCAGGACTTCACTGTAACTTCTCAAATAAGAGAATGCGTGAAGTTGGGGGTGAGGAATATTTCAAATCAATCTTCAAAGCGTTTGAATCAAACCATCAAATCCATATTGAAAACTACGGTTCAAGTAATGAACTACGTTTGACTGGTAAACACGAAACACAATCCATTGATAAGTTCAGTTGGGGTGTATCTGATAGAGGTTCATCACTTCGTGTTCCTTTGTCCACGGCTAAGGAGTGGAAAGGATATGTTGAAGACCGTAGACCGGCATCAAATGGTGACCCATATAAAATTGTGAGAGTTATCTCTGAAACGTTGGACTTGGGGGCACAACTCAGTAGTATCTTGGATAACATGTATAGTAATGTTGATACCAAGAACTCACCCATGAGAGCCGCGGTTAAACAAAATGAGGAGGTTGAAGACGATGAGTAATGAAATGGTAAACCACCCAGTTCATTATGGGGGTGAGGATAATTTGTACGAGGCTATCAAAGTAATTGAGGCTTGGGAACTTGACTTCCATCTTGGGAATACGGTGAAGTATATCTCAAGGGCAGGTAAAAAAGGAACTGATAAAGAACTTCAAGATTTAAAAAAGGCTCTTTGGTATCTTCAAAGGAAGATTGAGAATTTAGAAAATGCTAGTTGAGGTAAGATATAATTCAAACCACAAAAACGGAGACAGACCATGGAAAGTGTTTATTGATAAACAACTCTTAAAAGTTGATTCAGTAGAATTTCTGTGTCAGATAAACTCTTCTATTGGATATAAGGATGATGGTACCGAGACAGGTCACATCACTTGTAATGCTAAAAGAATCACAATTGAAGACTTTTGTTTGGTTATTGAATAATGAAATACAAATTAGCCGCAAAAGGTTCAATGATGGATGGTTGGATAATTCAATCTGAAGATAAAAAACTTTTAATCAACTGTCTTGAATTTGAAGTGTCGGTTAAAACAAAAACTTTTATTGATAAAAATCAGGCTTGGTTGGAATTTGAGACAGAAAATCCTATCATTATTAAAGACCACAAAGTAACAATATATTAAAATGACAGAAAATTATTTAGGGAAAATAGTAAACGGAGATTGTATTGAAGTGATGAAGACCATGGAAGAAGGGTCTGTAGATTTGATTGTAACATCACCACCATATGGTGTTGGGATTGATTATGATGTTCATGATGATGATATGGTTTGGGAACAATATTCCAAGTTCACTCGTGATTGGATGGAACAGGCATACCGTGTATTAAAGGATGATGGTAGGATTGCTTTGAACATTCCGTATGAGATTAACCGACAGGCTAAGGGTGGAAGAATCTTCATGGTGAGTGAGGTATGGCAAATCATGAAACAGATTGGTTACAAGTTCTTTGGAGTTGTGGACCTTGAAGAGGAATCACCACACAGAAGTCGTACCACAGCGTGGGGGTCATGGATGAGTCCATCAGCACCTTACATCTACAATCCAAAGGAATGTGTTATCTTGGCGTACAAAAAGAAACATATTAAGATTGTTAAAGGACAACCTGAATGGGTTGGTGAGATGGGTGAGGTTGAAGGTAAAGACGGTAACATGAGACCCAAGATGATGTATACCGAACAACAGAAGCGTGAGTTTATTGATTTGGTATTTGGACAATGGAATTATTTTGCCGATACTCGCTCATTAACAAAGGCGACCTTCTCAATGGACATTCCAACTAAGGCGATTAAGATTCTCACATATAAGAATGATATTGTCCTTGACCCGTTTGCTGGTTCAGGTACAAGTATGGTTGCTGCAGAGACTTTAGACCGTCGTTGGATTGGTATTGAACTCAGTCCAAACTACGCCAAAGTGGCAAATGAAAGGGTCGGATTCTTTGTTCAACAAAAAAGACAACAGGTTTTAGAATTTCCCGAAAAACCAATTGAGACAGTTTAATCTAACTGTTCTACTCTTTTGAGTAACGAAAATTACAAATTGGTTTTCCGTTCACCAATGGTAAACCATGTTGGTCAAGGGTGATAGTTTTTACTATCACCTTTTTGTTTTTGAATCTACCCATCAAAATTGTGTCACCAACCTTTATATTAAGTTGTATCATAGTATTTATAATTAGTATTTATATTCAAATAT